GATCTAGCTGAGTACTATGCAGTGACATGGTTATGGGATAACGGATACGAGGTATTTAAAAATACCGGATGTACTGGACCTATAGATATGATAGCAATGAAGAATGGAGAGACTACGTTTGTTGATGTTAAAACAGCACAGCCGCAACAACATAAACGAACAGGAAATAAAGTAACCAAGTGTCAAAGCCGTAATGAAATACAAAAACAATTAGGCGTACAACTGTTACAGTTTAATCCTGTTACAAGAAAACTAGCTTGGATAAACCACAGACAAAAATAATATGACTAAATCTAAAAAAACTATTGACACAACCGACCAAGATGTATATAATAAACTGTCGGCTAAGAAAAAAACAGCCGAGTCAGGGCATTGGTATACTCAAGAAGGTGAGCCAATGTATACTGTTATCGGAGCTAACGGTAAAGAACGTAACACCACACTTAGAGATGCTAAGAAAGATAACTTAGTCCCTTCAGTTACTACCGTGTTAGGTATGATAGCTAAACCCGGATTAGAAAACTGGAAGATCAATCAAGCATTAAACTCTGCACTTACTCTCGAGAAAGAAGAAGATGAATCTCTTTCTGAGTTTGCTTACAGATGCAAACAAGATTCCAAAAGGATAGGACAAGAAGCTGCAGAACAAGGCACTAAAATACATGCTATGATTGAGCAGGGATTTGAAGGTGGTAAAACAAACAAACCTTACAAGGCTGTTAAAGCTTTCTTAGATAAAGAATTTCCTAACGAGCATTGGATAGCAGAAGATTCTTTTTGTGCTGACTTAGGTTATGGTGGTAAGATAGATTTATATTCTACTACCGGTATCTTTGTTGACTTTAAAACTAAAGATAACTTAGAAGGTAAAGACCCTGCTTCATTAGTATATGATGAGCATGGTATGCAGTTGTCTGCCTATGCTCAAGGCTGTGGTTACACTGACGTTGAACGTGTATCTATCTTTGTAGATAGGAAACAACATGATCTTATTTCATGTCATATCTGGGATAGAAACTCTCAAACAAAACATACAGAAATGTTTAACAGCATTTTAAACTATTGGAAATTAGTAAAGAACTATGAATCAAAAAAAATCTAAACAACTAAGAAGAAGATCAGAAGACTTACTCATAGAGTGGTTAAGAACTATGGTTCCAGATGGTGAGGATACTTCTAAGATACATAGAAATAATCTTAGTGAATTCTTACCAGAACAAACTCACATCTTTGCAAACAATAGGTTTCTTCTGAGTGCTTATAGCTTAAGATGGTTCTATAAAAAAGTAAAGCGTAATCCTAATATTACATTAGGAGAACTTAATGCCTAGAAGAGTACCTAGAAAACCTAGACCTAAGAAAATTAACGTACCTAAAGGATATGATAGTCGCTGGGAGTATGACATTCATCTAGGAATACTACAAGATTGGAAACATCATTGGGATAAGATTGATTATATAGTAGAACATACTTATGAGCCAGACTTTGTAAAGCGTGTCGATGGTAAAATAATATTGTTAGAAGCAAAGGGAAGGTTCTGGGATTATGCTGAATACAGTAAGTATATCTGGATAAGAGAAGCTTTGACTGAAAAAGTAGAAGATTATGAATTAGTATTCTTATTTCAAAAACCTTTTGCACCTATGCCGGGAGCTAAGATAAGAAAGAACGGAACAAAAAGAACCCACGCTGAATGGGCAGAAACAAATAATTTTACATGGTACAGTGAAGATACTTTACCTGACAACTGGAGAAACGATGAACTACAAATTTAATGAAGGACAATTAATACAGGAACTACAGGCTTATATTGATGGTACATATGGTGAGCACTATGCTTCCGATAAGTATCAAGCAACAGACATCATCATTGATTCAGGACATGGTGAAGGGTTTACTCTTGGTAACATTATGAAGTACGCTAAACGCTACGGAAACAAAGACGGAAAGAACAGAAAAGACTTGCTAAAGATACTACATTATGGTATAATAATGCTTAACGTACACGATACAGAGAACTCATAATGGTTGAAGACAAAGTAGGTATCAAGGAATATCTTGGTATCAAAATTAATTATAGTAACGAAAGAAATTTAGATAAGTTTAGCCTTGATACACTCAAGGATAGATACTTATGGGAGAACGAAACACATGCACAAGAAGCCTTCGCCAGAGCAGCAGTCTTCTCAGCCACCTACAAAGGTCACACAGATTTTGAGTTGGCTCAGAGACTTTATCACTACAGTTCCTCTTGTTGGTTCATGTTTAGCACTCCTATACTTAGTAACGGGGGAACAAGTCGTGGGCTTCCTATTAGCTGCTTCCTCAATTATGTACCTGATAGTCGCACTGGGTTATCAGATCATTATGACGAGAATATTTGGTTGGCATCTTCAGGTGGAGGTATTGGTGGATATTGGGGAGACATTAGGAGTAACGGTATTTCTACTACTCACGGTAGTAAGTCTACTGGTTCAATTCCTTTCATGCATGTCGTAGACTCTCAGATGTTAGCCTTTAATCAAGGCACTACAAGACGGGGAAGCTATGCAGCTTACATGGACATATCTCATCCTGAGATTGAAGAGTTCATTAACATGCGTAAAGAATCTGGTGGAGATATTAATCGTAAGAATCTTAATCTTCATAATGGTATCAACATAACCAATGAGTTTTTAAAAGCTGTTGAAGAGGATGCAGACTTTAGATTGATTGACCCTAAGACTCACGAGCCTACAAAGATTGTGAATGCTAGAGACTTATGGTGGCAAATTATTAATGCAAGAGCAGAGACAGGTGAACCATACATGGTCAACATAGATACATGTAACGAAGCCTTACCTAAAGAACAAAAAGATTTAGGTTTAGAAATCAAACAGAGCAACCTATGTTCTGAGATTACTTTACCTACTAATGAAGAACGAACAGCAGTGTGTTGTCTATCTTCAGTAAACTTAGAATACTTTGATGAGTGGAGTGAGAACCCTTTGTTCATTGATGATTTAATAACCATGCTTGACAACGTGTTACAGCATTACATTGACAACGCTGTTGATACAGAAAACCTAGGAGAATACAATGCAAACTTTAAAAGATTTCAAAAACATATTAAGCCGGGCAAAGAGGGCTTTACTAAATCTGCCTACTCTGCTTATAGAGAAAGGTCGTTGGGTCTCGGTGCGATGGGCTTCCATTCGTATCTCCAATCACGCAGCTTACCTTTTGAAGGTATCTATGCTACGGGCTTCAATCATAAGGCGTTTAAATATATTAAAATACAGGCAACCCGAACTTCTGAAAGACTTGCAGACGAAAGGGGCGAAGCTCCTGATGTCAGTGGTAGTGGCAGGAGGAACGCTAATCTACTCGCTGTTGCTCCTAATGCTAGTTCTAGTATCATATGTGGTGGTACTTCTCCTTCGATTGAGCCATATCGTGCTAACGTTTATACACACAAAACTCTCAGCGGTTCGTTCCAAGTTAAGAACAAATACTTAGAAGAGCTACTACAAGACAAAGGATTAAAGAAGGATGAACTAACAGCACTGTGGAAAGACATTGCAGGTAACGAAGGTTCAGTACAGCATCTTGATATATTGACAGATGATGAGAAAGAAATATTTAAAACTGCTAATGAGATAGATCAGATATGGATTATAGAACACGCTGCTAAAAGACAAGAGTATATATGTCAGGCTCAGTCAGTTAATCTTTTCTTTACTATACCTACAGCCACCGAGCCACAGGAAGTACATGATGAATACATGCAGTATGTTAATGATGTACATTGGTATGGTATGAATAAACTAAAGTCTTTGTATTACTTTAGAACTAATGCTGCTCGTAATGCAGAGAACGTAAACACTAAAGTACAACGTATCAGACTAGAAGATACTGAATGTATTTCATGCGAGGGATAGTATGACTACACAACAATATTATCAAGATAATAAAGAAAAAGTAAAACAAAAACAAAAAAAATACTACGAAAAAAACAAAGAAACTATTAAAGTTAAATCAAAAATATACAATAATAAACCAGAAATAAAATTAAAAAATGCATGTTATAAAGAAAATAATAAAGAAAAATTACAACTTCAAAATAAAAAATGGTACTTAAAAAATAAAGAACATGTTGCAAAAGCTAATAAAATATATAGATTAAAAAGAAAATATAATCTAACATTAGAAGATTGGGATAATTTATTAAAGTCTCAAAACAATCAGTGTAAAATATGTTCAATAGATTTTTCATATGATACTCATAATACTAAACCTTTTGTAGACCACTGTCACAATACAAACAATGTTCGTGGTATGTTGTGTCATTTATGTAATGCAGGATTAGGATACTTTAAAGACAATGTAGATGTTTTACAAAAAGCAACTAAATATTTAAATAATTTTAATGGAGATTAATATGAACTGTTGGTACTGTGGAACAGAGTTAATATGGGGTGGAGATATTGATCTTGACCCAGAAGATGATGGGTATGTAATGGAAACTAACTTAAGTTGTCCTAGTTGCAAGGCAGAAGTATTAGTTTACATGCCAGACGAGGATAACAAATGACACAAGAAGAATTTACAAACATCTTTACACTAGAATTTAAAGGCTTTACTAGTCGTATGTGGGTTGACTACATTGATGAAACTAAAGGACCCTTTGCACAAACAGATGATTACGCAGGATACGTAATTAAAAATTTTAAATATTTAGTTAAAAAATTTAACAAGGAAAAAAGATGAGCTTATTAGACACAAGAGATTACTACAAACCATTCGATAACCCTTGGATGTTTGACTACTATGTCTTACAAAACCAAATGCACTGGATGCCGGAGTCAGTACCTTTACACACCGATGTAAAAGACTGGCAAGAATTAGATTCAAAAGAAAAGAATTTACTTACACAAATCTTTAGATTGTTTACTCAATCTGATGTAGATGTTGGTGCAGGATATGTTGATAGATACATGCGTATCTTTAGAAAGCCTGAAGCTAGAATGATGATGGGTTCGTTTGCTAACATGGAGTCTATTCATCAACATGCTTACAGCCTACTGCTTGATACCGTTGGTATGCCTGAGATAGAGTACAAAGCTTTTTCAGAGTACGAAGAGATGGCTGACAAGCACGAGTATGTACATAAAATTAAAACAACTAAGTCTGACAAGAAAAGCATTGCAAAAACTTTAGCAGTCTACTCAGCCTTTACAGAGGGACTGCAGTTGTTTTCTAGCTTTGCAATCTTGTTAAACTTCCCACGCTTTGGACGTATGAAAGGCATGGGTCAGATAGTTACTTACTCTATCCGTGATGAGTCGCTACATGTTGAAGCTATGACTAAATTGTTTAGGGAGTTTATCCAAGAGAACCTTGATATATGGACAGATGATTTCAAAGCAGAAATATATGAAATCTGTAGACAGATGGTAGACCTTGAGGATAAGTTCTTAGACCTAGTGTTTGATATGGGAGACCTTGAAGGGCTTACTAAGAAAGATATGTATGCTTACAATAGATATATAGCTGATAGAAGATTACTACAGTTAGGATTAAAAACAAACTATGACCAGAGAGAAAATCCTCTTGGTTGGTTGGATGAAGTGATGGGTGTTGAACATCAGAACTTCTTTGAAGGTCGTGCTACTTCTTATATGAAAGCAGGACTACGTGGTAGACAGGATAAAATAACCTTTGCAAACTTGGAGAGTGATAATGGTTAATAAGAACGAAGCAAACTTAGTAAGTTTTAAAGTGCTTCTTACACGTAACAATGATATAGTTACAGAGTTTAGTATGTTACCAGAGGATATGGTCGATGAGATATTCCCTCTTGATGAGAGAGACGTAATCAAAACAATCCTCCGCAACGGTAAAAATAAATTGGGAGACTTACATAATTATTTTCAAAGAGAGTTAAATGTTTTAAAGTAATTATCCTGCTAAAGGATTCTTGTTCTCTTCTTTAAATATTTTTATATCAGTCTTAACACTTTCGATATCAGCTTTCATACCTGACATATCAGACCGAATAGATTCGAGGTTATTAATTTTAAGTAAGATAGTTTCATCAATAGTTTTATTAATATATTCTACTGATGTTTCTAACGCTTCAATTCTATTGATAACCTCATCAACTCCTTGCTCAGTTTCTTTAGCTTGTCTAGCTTTAGTTTCTAAGTTCTCAATTCTATTGACATAGGTTGCCCCAGTATATCCAAACCCAGCCAGTGTACCAACGATACCAGCCAGTGCAATAAACTGTGTTGTTTTATTTTGTAACCAATCCATAATGTTCTCCTATAATTTTGGTTGTAGTTTTCTCATTTCAATTAGAGTATCTAAACTCTGTCCTGCCATTTGATAAAAGCCTTCGATGTTATCTGACAACATATTGTTGGCATAGATATCTGTTGACTCATACCATGTTTCTTGGTCCGGCATTGTAACTAACCTATAGTTATTAAAGTTAGGAACAAATCCCATGTAAGCTATGATAGTATTTTCTGACCCGTACTCTCCTGTCTCTTCTTGTTTAGCTTCCACATCATCTTGAGCTGCTTGTAAGTTCTGTGCAATAACGTTGGCTACAGTTTGTTCTGTTTCTGTAGTTGATGCATCTGTTGATACTGATACATCTATTTGACTTTGTAAAGTTTGAGTGGGTGTTACACTGACTACGACATTCGTTGTCTCAACTGTCTCAGCTTCAACGCTTACAGAGCTTGTAGAGTTACTAACACTAAAGCTTGTACTCATATCTAACACTTGATTGTTTTGTGCAGTAGAAGATGTAAACTGTTCAGAAATACTAGGTGAGTTACTAACACTTACTCCACCACCTGAATTTGATGATGATACGCTAGAAGCTCCTGTCGTACCTCCTGTTGAATGCACAGAGTTTCCTGCTGTAGTACCACTAACACTAGCTTGGGCTGTGTTTAAAGTAGAGGACACAACGTTCAGTGCCATTTCCCTACTAATTGAACTCTTCCCTTCTACTGATACTACAAGTTCTTCTTCTTGTAATTCTTCCATTCTTTCTTCTTCTACTTCAGCTATACGTTCTTCTTCCATTTCCTCACGCATCTCTTCTATTTCTTCAAACACTTCTTCTACAGCTTCCTCTTCAAAGACTTCTTCAATGTGTTCTTCCTCCGGCTCTTCTGCATACGCAAGTTCTTCTTCCATCCTTGTCTCTTCCTCAAACCATTCCTCCAGTTCTTCAACAGTTTCTAATTCTATAAATGTGTTTGGTTCTGCGTAGTCTTCAACAAGAAATGTTTCTTGAAATAAAAACTCATCAATCAATAACTCTTCTATCGGCATAAAGATTTCTTCTTCTTGCATAGGTAAGTCTTGCATAATTTCAAAAGGTTCGTAGTATTCTTCACGAGGAAACATCTGTTCAAAGATTAATTCTTCTTCATATGCATACTCAGGCTCTTCAAAAAAGTCATACTCAAATTCAAAGACATACTCTTCAAAGACTTCTGGCTCTTCAAAAGTGTCATACATGTCATACTCTTCTTGATAACCGTAATCAATCTCTTCTTCAAAGTAAGCCACTGAATCTTGTTGTCTATAGCCTTGACAGAACGGACCGTATTGTGGGTCTAGATTACACTGAAGGTCGTCATACGCTTCCCAATAGGAAGGACATGACTCAGAATATAACTGGTCTATGTCGCACTGTTGAGTCTGATAAGCTGCTGCATACCCTGAACAGCTTGAATTGTTTAAAGGATTACTACAGTCAAGACCATTACCACTACCTGTACCGTACAACGAACCACCACTTTCTAACAAAGTATTAGATGATGTGTCATTCCAGTTAGTATTGACACAGCTACTAGAGTTAGTAGAGCCTGTGTTACACTCATCGTGATATAAATATTGATAAACTTCAGAGCTACCACTACCTACTTCACCAATTAAAACATCGTGATTAATTATATCTAATGCACCATATCTATACTCAAAGGTATCGTTAGTCCATAATATAACTTCAAAACTGTTATCAGATGCACGATTGTACTCTCTCATATCATACCAACCAAAGACTGTCTTATCACTAAAGCTTTTAGCTAACATCTTAGAACCGTTGTCTCGTATGAGGTCAGTCCAAAAAGGTAACATAGTATAAGTATACTGATTAGCTAGAGGGTCTGGTGTGTAATCGTTACAGTAAGCTCCAGAGGTTTTAAAGTGAAGGCAACCATTTGTAGCCATTCGGGCAGAGTTAAATGTTTGATTATAAAAATCAAAGTTAAACCCTAGACTAAATGCATTAGAGACTTGATCGTCTCCGGAGTTTAGATTGGTTGTACCTGATTGATTGGTAAGGTCTATTAAAGACTGATTGCCTTCGTAGATATACTGACTAAAGACATTAAGACTTAAGAGACACGCTACTGCGTAGCATAGAATTCTTTTTTGCATTGCCTTTTAGTTTTAGTTTTAGTTGTATAAATAACTTTGACTGCCCCAACAACATCTTTGTTTATCTTGTCTCTGTTAGGATTCCTATCGTGTGTGCATTGCTGTATAAAAAGTTTCTCTTGTTCTTTAGCATCAGGTCTTTTAGATTTGTTTTCTGCCCAAGCTTTAGTAGCTTCTTTACCTATCTGACCTTGGTAAGGGCAAGGAGTACCAGCCATTTCCATAGCTTTAAATACTCTAGGGTCTTGACATAATATCGAGACTGAAGCTACTTTCATACCGGTATCATAGAGGTACTTAGAAAGTTTTAAGCGTTCACAGTTCTCGTCAGTCACAGTAGCTCCTGTAGAGAACCCAAACACTTGCCCTTGGAAGGCACCAGAACGTCCTACAGTACAGAGGTCTTGCGAGTAAGACATGATACTAGGAGCTATAGCAGAAGCAGGAGGTGCTTTGCTACGTACGTTCTGATTGATAGTCTGAGTAGAGTTAGACTCGTTAATATTTCTATTAGTATTATCAGACTTATTGTTATTGTTGTTTGTGTTAGTATTGTCGGTAGTCACATTAGAATCTGACGTAGATTGATTAACGTTGGTGTTGCTATTAGTGTTTGTATTATTACTAGTAGAATTACTGTTGTTATTTACGTTCTGATTTACTGTAGAGTTTACAGTAGAGTTAGAAGTAGAAGTAGATGTGTTAACGTTGTTATTAGTATTGGTATTACTGCTTGTAGATGTGGAAGCATTAACGTTGTTATTTGTATTATTTGAGGTATTAACATTCGTATTATTATTGGTCGATGTATTAGTATTAGTATTTACATTGGTGTTAGCATTTGTATTACTATTAGTATTAGTGTTTGTGTTGGTATTATTATTAGTATTGTTGTTGGTGTTAGTATTAGTAGTCACCGTAGTATTAATAGTAGTCAACCCATTGTCTTCACAGTACTGAGTACCAGATGTACAGTCACCCACGGGGTCTGCTTGTACACCAAACGAAAAGGCAAACAGCCCTAGTATAAATAATGGTCCAATAAACCCTAAGTTTAAATCCCCTCTTGTCACCTTCTTTCCCCTATTTAGTTTTTGATGTTGAAGTGTATAACCCAAACCACGCAGCTCCGGCTCCGACTACTACTGATATGAATCCTGATTGTTCCATGTTAGGACTAGGTAAGTCCATAAACCAAAATGTAGTGTAGTATAGTAAGAACATATACACACTTAGAAAAGCTCGAGGTATAATTCTCCAGCTATCTATGGCTTGTGCCACAAATATTAATCTTTGATAAGGGTTATCATTCTTGATATCCTCTAACTCTCTTATTCTATCTTTAAGTTGTGACTTCTCTTGAAGCAACTCCATAAACTTATTAAGGTCTATCTCTACCTCATTTCTGTCCATGTCGCCACTAAAGCCACCCATCGGATTCTGTTGCATAATGCCCTCTATTATTTTTTAACTAAACTACCACCAAAGTACATACCAATAATGGCAGATACAAGGTTAGTATCTAGTTGTGTTATTACCAAGCCTTGAAAAGTTACCCATTCAAATA